GCATCGGTGTTCCTTTCTTAAACACTCCTGATCTATCACCCCACTTTTTAACACCATTAACCGACCGTGGAAAAGCTATTTCTTCCACTTTCAATTTCATAAAACTTTTACGAAAGGCTTGAACCAAAGAATTCAAAGATTGTTCATCACTATTTACTATGCAAGATAATGCCGACTTAATCATATCCCGGCATGGCGCCGGTGTTGAGGACTTAATCGCCTCTATGCCCATTATCTTTAATTGGGGTTCTGCATACCTTACACCTTCACTATCATGGACATTTAGTATGTATCGTTTCTTAGCCGTCCAGATGCCTTTATCAGCAATGACCTCTCTGGACATTTCCATCCTTTGGGCATAAGCCCTTATATAAGAGGCAAGCTCCTCATAACTTTTAGTAATATAAGGTTCAATTTTTTCTTTGGCGATTTTGTCCAAGAAATTGACGATTTGTTCTTTCGATACTCCATTTCTATCACCAAAAGATCGAGAAACCAATTGGTTGAAACTAACATATATTGAATCTGTATCCGATGCAATAATATAATCAGTATTTTCGGTTTGTAATATTTTATTGAGGTACTCATTTACTTTTTTTTCTATCCATTTAATAGACAGCTGTCCTGATGTTGTAATTGCAGTTGCTAACTTCTCATCATAATATCGGAAGTATTGGTTGCCGATAGCTCCATATGCACTATTTAGTGCTATCTTCCTAGCCATTTGTATATTATTATATTTAGAAATCTCATTCAAATACTTTTTATCTTTCGTTTCTTCATATCTTTTTTTAGATTCTAAAGCATACTTCTTAAATTTCACCCTATCTTTATACATTGTGTCCATTAATTCTGGGAGAAATCCACTAATGTCTTTTCTAAAACATACTGCATTTGGTGTAACTGTTAAATTATCACCTAATATACTAGTATCAACTTCCTTATTTAATAATTTATCTACACTAATGCCTTTTGGAAATCGCTCAGATATCATAGTTTCTGGCGAGATATTATATTGCATCATTAAGTGTGGATACAAACTATTCAAATCAAATGACATGACCCAATCATGTTGGCCTGTCTGTGGTTCCTTTACATAGGCACCTTCATATCTAGAGCCTTTAGTATTAATATCTCGTTGAGGTACTACAATATTTTTACTCCGCAAATAATTATACATGATTACATCCCACATCCTAACCTGTGAGAATACATCCATATAATTAATTTTAGCCTCATATGCCATAGTAAGATTCAACTCCAAAAGTTTCATCTTATCTTCCAGAGCATCAACTAACTCTACATCTTTAATATTATAATCAATAAACGATTGATAATCTTTTGTATACCATTCGCGGAAAGTTTCATATGGATTTTCATCCTTCTTGACACCTAATTCCACAAAAGCTATATAATCTAACTTATAAGATTCTTGATTTTTATAAGTGAATTTGCGATATAGATCCAAATAATCCATATTAGCAACACCCCAAATATTATATTTGGTTTGTTCTCTACCAAAAGTATTCACTTTTTCCTCAGACACAACATTCCAAGGTGACATATTATTCCGCATCTTATCGCCGAATAGTTTGGTGATTCGATTAGCGAGATAAGGCACATCAAAGAATGTGGTGTTCCAACCAGTAATAATATCTGGTTGGACTTCTACCATAAATCCAACAAATTGCTCGAGCAACTCACGCTCGTCCACACAATATATATACTCTACATCATCACGGGTGTTATTATAATCATACACACCCCACACAATTATTTTTTTAGTCTTGTGATTCTTAACAGTAATGGAAAGGACTTCTTCTTCAGCTAGTCCTGGGTCCGGAAACCCATGCTCACTTGCAACTTCAATGTCAATAGTGATAACTAAAATCTTATCCATTGACCAATCAACAAACCCCTCATAGTTGTCTGCTATCCAGACATAGGGGTACCTTTCCATTCCATAGACCAGTCCAGGCTGATCTCTATAATGGCCCAAAAATTCACGAGCGGCCGAGATAGAAGGCAATTCTATTGCTTCTACTGGAACACCAGACAAAGTTTTTAATTTAGATTTTTTCTTTTTAGAAGGAAAATAAAACGTAGGTTTATGATTTACTTTTTCATAAACCCTTTTTCCATCTGAAATTTTACGAATTAAAAGTGAATTGCCTTTCTGAATTATATTTGTATAAAAATTTTCAGACATATATTATATGCTAACACACATACAATAAAGAGTCAAGACTATTTAATTCTTATCCATTCAGTTGAGATGTGGTAGATACATCAGGCACAACAATGCCTGACCCATACTGTTGTCTATAATTTCTAGCTAAAGCTTCATCAGCATCAGCTATAAAAACAATCCAATCTCTAGAGATTTCTACTTTTTGTTTTGCTATAAATGGTGCCCAAGGTGCAACCCCCATTTTAATTTGTTCACTATTAGGATCACTCATTGGTACAATAACTGTTGGATTCTCCATTGTTATTGTATCTGCATTTTCATCAATATCTGCTACTACATCTTCACCGCTTTTCAATCTAACTATCTTTACCGCCATAATATATTCTCCGTTTATTTTTTACCAATGTTATATTTGGTCTCCAACTGCCAATCATCTTTTTCTTTATATGAAATTATTTTTATCTGTGACAGTGGAGCTTTTTCACCACATTCACCTATAATACAAATCAGTCCCCAATCTCTCAACAAGCTTGCAATAGTGTTTCTTCGTTCTAAATCGTTTGCAGTTATGTTGGTTGGTTTCCCATCCAAAGCAAACAACTCTTTAAAATGTACTATGTAATACCTGCCTTGCTTATGTAATATGTGACAAGACTGATATAATTTATTCTCTTTTCTTGAAGCAACACCAATTCGAGAAAGCGTTTCCCTTACTTTAAGGAAATCATCAGGTTCATCCAACCCCACCTCTAACATTAGGCCGGTTGTCCATTCCAGTTCCATGCTTACCACCTCTAATCAATTTACTTTTTATTATTCTTATTTGGTCGTCGGTTAAAACATTTAGAGCCTGTTTAGCTTTATCATTACTATATCCATAATATTCTTTTACATGCCCTATATTTTCTACTTCTTTAGCTCGCAACCAAGGAGCAAAACGTTTTCGTTTGCTAATACTATTTAGTAAAAAATTATATTGAAGCTTCTTGTCTAAAAAATGTAAACGATTCATTTCATTTGCATAGAATAAACTATCACTGTGAGATCCAATGCATCTATTCACAGCAAAAGTTGGATAATTTTTCTCCCAAAACACATCTTCACTATCCATCAAATCATTTTTCTGATGATTGATAGAATTAAGGTAATATTTTAATTGATAAGGTGGTTCATTTTTCTTCATAATGTTCTCTACTTCTCCATTTTCCTTCATAGATAGTTTCTGGATTAACCTTACCAACTAACCAATTATGTCTCCAAGGTGCCCATCCCTGCCTTAAATGTTTTATAAATGCATCGGGATGTGTCCATATCCTCACCCCAGATTGCTGTAATCTAAAAGACCAATGATGATCTGAAGAGCAACCATTAGGCCAAGTCATTAAGGGAAACTTTAAAAACATTTCTCGTTTAGCTATAGACATAGCGAAATTAGCAAGTGATGTTTGTATAAACCCTGCTTGATGCTTCACCCATTCAATAGTAAGCCATCCCGGATATTCTTCTCTTTGTGGTCCTACACTAACATCATTAATAGATGGTAGAGTCCCTTGTGTGACAGTACTTATTTTACTAAAACTACCATCGGGCTCTATATGCATATTCATCCAACCAGTAAACACATCATTCTCCACCTTCTCACCATACTTTAAAATAGTATCAGCTGCTTCTTTACTTACTACACCATCGTCACTCATCACAATATAATGACTAAAATTTGTTTCTTTAATATACTCATTCATTTGTGCCATTACTTGTGGCTCTGTATAGGCACGAAACCATACCTTAGGGATATCTATATTTTCTTTAAGTGAATTAATAGCCTCATCTATACGACGAGGTTGCATAATCATTAAGACTGGATCAAAGGCCATGTAACTTTACTAACTCTCCATAACGAGCAGTTTCTTCTACTAACATATAATCATCTATATCATGCTTATCTAATGCATATATATTAGTTTTTAATCTTCGAGTTGGATTACCTACCCACGTTTGTCCTGGATAAATTCTAGCTTTCTTAGGAATAATACTGCCCATACCAATCATCGACCAAGAACCTATTACTTGATACTGATGTACTGAAGCTCCCATACCCAAATTACTATCTCTC